CCGTTCGTCGTCAACTGCCACGTTTACTCCTGCCTGCTTATCCGCAACGATCTCCCCTACCGCTGGCGCGGACGCTATAACGAAGACACCGACCTCTGTCTCCAGGTGCTCTCGGGCAGCTGGTGTACGGTGCTGACGAATGCGTTTCTGATCCACAAGGTTCCCACGATGAAGATGAAGGGCGGTAACACGGCCGAACTCTACCAGGACAACGGGCGATTGAAGATGGCGCGGTCGCTCGAGCGCATGTGGCCCGGCGTCGTGGAAACGCACCGCAGATTCCACCGTGCGCAGCACGTCATCAAGGACGCCTGGGGGCGGTTTAATACGCCGCTGAAACTCAGAGCTGACGCCCCGCCCGCCGATCCCGCCAAGCATGCGCTGGCCTTGCAGCAGGTGAAGGGCATCAAGAGTGAAAGTCTGCGGCAGTGGTACGCCGCACAACAGGTGAGCGTATGACGGGACGCCCGCCCGTGCCGACTGTCCTGAAGGTCGTGCGCGGAAACCCAGGACACCGCAAACTGAACAAGAACGAGCCGAAGCCCGTCGGTGATCTGAAGGAACCGCCCGCACATTTCGACGAGGAACTGCGCGAGGTGTGGAACTACGCCATCGAGAACGCGCCCAAGGGGCTGTTAAAAAAGATCGACTCCGCGGTGCTCGAAACCTGGGTGACGTCGCACGTCCTGCACCGCAAGGCGATAGCCCAGGTGCGGCTGCACGGCATGCTGGTCAAGCCGCCGAAGAGCGATATCCCGGTCCAGTCGCCCTGGCTGCCCATCGTGAACAAGCAAGCCTTCATCATGCTGCGGGCCGTGGACCACCTGGGATTCTCGCCGGCAAGCCGCACGCGGATCGCCATCGGTGACGGCGTGCCCAGTACGGCAGGCGGATGGGGCGAGATCGCCGACGCCGGATAAACTCACATGCCAACCCTCGCTAAAACGTGCCCCAACGTGGCGCGGGGGACGGAGTACGCCCAGGCCGTCGTAAAGGGCAGCGTGCTGGCCTGTACCTGGGTGCGCCTCGCCTGCCAGCGGCATCTAGAAGACCTGGACCGCTGGCAGGCGAAGGACTCGCCCTTCTACTTCGACCAGAAGGCCGCCGAGCGCGTGCTCGAAGTAGTCCAACTCTTTCCGCACATCCACGGGCACTGGGCGAAACAGCAGATGCGGATCACGCTCGAAGGTTGGCAGTGCTTTATCGTGATGTGCGTCTTTGGCTGGAAGGCCAGATCCACCGGGGCGCGGCGTTTCCGCGTAGCCTATATCGAAGTACCCAGGAAGAACGCCAAGAGTACCCTGACCAGCGCCATCGGGCTTTATCTGCTGGCCTGCGACGGCGAGCACGGCGGGCATATCGTCAGCGCGGCCAACACGCAGAACCAGGCCAAACTTTTATTCACCGACGCGCAGTGGATGGCACGCAAGGAGGTGGGCTTCCGCGCCCGCTTCAGCGTGGAAGTCCTGGCGCACACCATCGTGCAGATGGAGACGCAGTCCAAGTTCGAGGCCTTGAGCGCGGAGCACTCGAACCTGGACGGGCTGAATCTTCACGGGGCGCTGATCGACGAGTTGCACGCCCACCCCACGCGCGGCCTGTGGGACGTGCTCGCAACGGCTACGGGCTCGCGTATCCAGCCGCTCATCTGGGCCATCACTACGGCGGGCCTAAACCGCGCCAGCGTGTGCTACGACCAGCACAACTATGTGATCGATATCCTCAGCAAGCGGGCCGAGGACGACGCCTACTTCGGCATCATCTACACCACCGATGACGGCGACGATCCGTGGGCCGAGACCACCTGGACGAAGGCCAACCCCAACTACGGCGTGAGCGTGCGCCCGGAAGGGTTGAAGCTGGACGCCAAACGCGCCATGCAGATGCCGAGCGAGCAGGCCTCGTTTCTGACGAAGCACTTGAATGTGTGGATCAACGCGGCGATGATGTGGCTGCCTGCCGGTGCCTGGGACAAGTGCGGCGACGGGGCGCTCGACATCGAAGACTTCGCCGGCGAGGCCTGTTACCTCGGCATCGACCTTGCGCTGCGCAGTGATATGGCGGCGCTGGTGGTTGCTTTCCCGCCTACGGAGGCGCGGCCGCACTGGGTCGTCTTCGGCTTCTACTACCTGCCAGAGGAGACCGTCAGCCGCGCCGAGAACGCTCACTATCAGGCCTGGGAAACCATGGGCCGACTCACCACCACGCCGGGGAATGTCACCGACTTCGACTACATCCTCAACGCGTTGGCCGATCTGTGCACGCGCTTCGGCGTCCGCGAGATTGCGCTCGATCCGTTCGACGCGGGTCCACTGCTGGTGAATATTGAAAAGGCGGGCCTGCCCAAGCCTGTTGAGGTCCGCCAGACCGCGCCGAACATGCACCCGGCGATGGTGGAGCTCGAAGGCCTCGTCCTGTCGAAGAAGATCCGCCACGACGCCAACCCGATTCTCTCCTGGATGTTCTCCAACGTGAAGGTGGAAAAGTCGGGCGATCTGATGAAGCCGACCAAGGATGGCGACGAGAAAAAAATTGATGGCGTGGTCTGCCTGCTGATGTGTCTAAACCGCTGGATGAAACAGCAGCCGGGCGAGAAGCCCGACTACGAGAACCGAGGCTTATGGGCAATCTGAACACTGCTGCGGCGCGAGCCTGGAAGGCCATCACGCAGGCCGTCTCGCGCACCGTTGGGAGCGTGACGCGGATCGGTAACCGGACTGACGGCGGCATGATTAACACCCTGCCCGGTGCGGGGCTTACCAACCCCACGGCCAATACCGCGCTGCAATCCGCGGCGGTCTGGGCATGCTGCCGCCTGATCGCCAATTCAATTGCCTCGCTGCCCACCAGCGTCCTGCAACAGACTACGGTGGGCAAGGTAAAGGCCGTCAACTCGCCGCTCTACCGCGTGCTTTGCCAGTCGCCCAACCCGATGATGACGAGTTCGCAGTGGATGCAGCCCACCATGATGAGCCTGCTTTTGTGGGGCAATGCCTTCACCTGGATCGACCGCGTGGCCGGCGAAGTCATGGGCCTTTGGCCGCTGAATGCCTCGCGCGTTCAGATCCTGCTCAAGGCCGACGGCACGCTTGACTATTTCTATAGCGACCTGACCGGCAAGACGCATCACTTCTCGGGCGAGGAGTTGATTCACTTCCGGCTGTTCACGCTGGACGGCTACGTCGGCTTGCCGGTGCTCGACTACCACCGCATGACGCTGGACTTCGAAGCCGCGACCACAGCCTATGCCTACTCGATCTATCAGAATGGCGGGCAACCGAGCGGCGTGCTGGAGTATCCGACTGCGCTGAAGGAAGAACAGGTCAAGCGCATCCGCCAGTCGTGGCGCGAAACCCACGGCGGGCCGGGCAACGCGGGACAGATCTGTATTCTCGAAGACGGCATGAAGTACACGCCGCTTGCCATCCCGCTCAGCCAGCTGAACTATATCGAGGAAAAGAAATTTTCCGTCGAGCAGATCGCGCGTATCTTCGGCGTGCCGCCGCACCTGATCGGCGCGATGGACAAGCCCACCTACGCAAGCGTGGAACAGCAGTCGATTGAGTTCGTTCGCTATACCATCAACCCCTACGTGGTGAGCCTGGAGCAGTCGATCACCAAGGCGCTGCTCGAATTTCCCTATAGCTACAAGATGAACCTCAACGGTTTCGAGCGCAGCGATATCCGCACCCGCTACCTGAGCTACGCCACGGCGCGGCAGTGGGGCTGGTTGAGCGCGAACGATATCCGCGATCTGGAGGATTTGGTCCGCATCGACGGCGGCGACGAATACATGGTGCCGATGAACATGGCCCCGGCAGACGGCGGCGAGCCGCTCGTGCCGGTGCCGCAGCAGGGAGCTTGAAGGTTATGGAACGCAAAGCGTGTGCGCTGATTGAACTCAAAGCGGAAGGGAACACCGGCCAGTTCTCCGGTTACGCCTCAACCTATAACGTGGATCTGACGGGCGACCAGATTCTGCCAGGGGCCTTCGCGCAGTCGATCAAGGATCGCAAGGCCAAGGTACCGATTCTCTACAACCACGAGGACTGGATCGGCTTCTCCACCGGGTTAGCCGAGGACGGCAAAGGCCTCACGCTCCAGGGCGAACTGGCGCTGGATAACTCCGTCGCCAAAAACACCTACGCGCTGTTGCAGAAGGCCTCGGCGCTCGACTTCCGTGTGGGTATGAGTATCGGATTCATGGCGAAGGACTGGGACTGGGACGGCAACATCCGCACGCTGAAAGAGATCGACTTGTGGGAAGTCTCTATTACGCCGTTCCCGGCGCAGCCGAAGGCCTTCGTGGCCGACGTGAAAACCTTCCGCGATTTAGAGAAGTACCTGCGGGAAGTAGAGTGCTTCTCGAAGTCGGATGCTCGGCGTATCATGCGCCTGTTCACCGACTACAACCAGTCTTCGGGTGGGATGCTCGACGACGCCTCTTCGCCGCGCACGCGGCGCTTACTGGCGGCACTCGCCGCCGAACAGGGAGCAGCCTAAATGGCAACGACAACCCCGGATAAAGAAGACCTGGAACTGATTCGCCAGTTGCGGGTGGAGTGGAAAAAGGATTTCGACGCCGCGCTGGTGCAGGCCAAGACGGATGGCTTTGTGGACCCCGAGGCCCGCAGTAAAGTTACCAAGGTGGAAACCGAACTCAATACCAAAACAGACGCGGTAATTGCAGCGACCAACAAACGCTGCGACGAACTGGAAACTAAGGTAAAGCTGATCGGTGAGCGCGGCTCGCGGCCACCCGGCGCAGGCGATGACGGTTCGCTGATTAAAAGCGTCGGCACCAAGTTCGTGGAGAGCGAGCAGTTCAAGAACTGCCAGTGGAGCGGCCGCTTTCAGGTCCAGGCGGGTCTCACCAAAACGCGCATCAAAGATATCCTGGCCCGCAAGGCGGTAACGACCATCGCCGAGGGCGGCGCCACCACGATCACCCCGCCCGTGGGCGCGTATCCGATCTTCCCCCGTCGCGTGGGCCTGATCTCGCAGCAGTACGCACCGCTCACCATGCGTGATCTGGTAGACGTAATTCCGCTTGACGGCACCAACGCGGTCGAGTACGTGACGGAAAGCTGGACGAACGCCGCTGACTACCAGATCCTGGAAGGCGACAAGAAAGCCCAGTCAGGGGTGACCTATACCGATAACACCGCAGTGGTGCGCACTATCGCGCACTACGTGAAGGTGTCGCGGCAGATGGTGTCGGACGTGTCCTTCATCATCGCTACCATCGAAAACCGCCTTGCTCTCTTCGTGCTTCTCAAAGAAGACGCCGAGATCCTGTTCGGCAGCAACGCGGCGGGCCACCTGTGGGGAATTATGCCCCAGGCCACGGCAGCTGCAGTCTACTATCCGGGGCCAGCGCCGACGACCGATACTATGCTCGACCAGTTGAATGCGGCCGAGACATACATCGAGAACCAGTTTTATTTCCCGACTGCTTTCGTCCTGAACCCGACTAACTGGTTTCACATCGAAAGTCTGAAGACGACCTTCGGCCAATACCTGCTCCCGACCTCGCCGCTGAGCGAAGGACCACCCCGCGTGTGGGGCCTGCCGGTGATTACCACGCCCGCCATGACGTTGAACGACTACCTGTGCGGTGCCTTCCCCGGTAATGCGGCGTTGTTCGACCGCGAGACGGTCAACGTGGAAATGGCCTTCCAGAACGAGGACGACTTCGTGCGTAACTTAGTCACGCTGCGCGCCGAGGAGCGCGTTGCCTTTGCGGTGTTCGTCCCCAAGGCCTTCGCCAAGGGTCCGTTCGTTACTCCCGCAGTGGGGCTTGAAAGCGAACCGGTGCGGAAGGGCAAATGACGATTCAGTTCATCAAGGACTATACGGGCACCGACGGCAGACGGCGTCGCAAGGGGGAGGTTGCTGTCGTCGGGGAACGGGTAGCCGATGAACTCGTGCGGGCGGGCGTTGCTAAAGAGCGCCCGCCCGTTGGGCCTGTCGAGCGTAAGGAGGCGGTGTGACCGTAACTCTGCACGGCATTTTGTTGATCCTGGCGTTTCTGTGCTTCGTGCTGCAGGCCATCGGGGTACAGTCGCGCATCAACCTCAACGGCGCAGGTCTCGCGCTGTGGGTGCTTTCACTCCTGATCGTATGAGCGACCAGCCGCCTATCCTGCCGCCCGTACTGCCGCATGTGCGTATCCCGACGCAGCAGCTGAAGGATGCGGGCGGTCCACCGGCCGCGCTGGAAGACCAGGACAACTTCGTGCGCAACCTCGGCACCGTGCTGGGCGCTGGTCCTGGCGGCTTCGATCTGGGTAGTGTGGTTGCCCCGCCTGTGACGCCTTCGCCATCGGCCTCCAGCCGCGATCCGGTGCTGACGGTGGACGAGATCAAGATGCATGTCCACATCGAACCCGCCCAGACCGCCGAGGATACCTACCTGATGCAGCTCGAGATGGCGGCGCGGCTGCACGCCGAAAACTTCCTGCGCTATCAGATCGACGCGACGGTGGGCGAGAACATCAAGCAGGCGCTCTTGTTTCTGATCGCGCTGTGGTACCGCAACCGTGAGCAGATGATCGAGGGCAAGTGGGGTTCGATCCCCGCCGGGTTCCAGGCGCTGCTCGGCCTGGAGCGCGACTACCCTACCTACACGTAAATTGGAGGACCGTATGAAACTCTCACCCGGAGCGCAGATCACCAACGCGCTGTTGGAACACCCCGAGCGCCGGCGCTTTTCGCTCAGCCTGGAACGTAAGGCGGGGCCGATTCTCGTCTATCCTTCGACTGCCGAGACGGTCCCCGCCGTTGCCCCGGGCCCGACGATCCCCTATCGGCTGCGTTCCCTGATCGCGCCAGGGACGACGGTTGGTTCCGGTATTCTCTACGCGCGGGAGACTTCCTTCACATCGAGTCCTATCGTGCCAACCGCCGCAGGCGGACTGAAGCCCGCTGCCGATCTCACCTATGACATCCAGCTACAGCCTGTCGTCACCGTGCCCGCGTATCTCAAGATGCCCGCGCAGTACTGGGAAGACTTCAGCATGTTTCAAAGCTGGATCGACGCGCGGATGATGTACGGGCTGGCCGAGGCCGAGGAAAAGCAGCTGCTCAACGGCAACGGCGTTGCTCCGAACCTGCAGGGATTCATGCTGGTTGCCATCGCGGTAACGAGCGTGGCGGGCAGCGGCGGCGTGGCCCTGCTGGATAACGTGGCGGCGGGTATCGGCGCATTGTACACGCGGGGGTATATCGCCACGGGCATCGTGCTCAACCCCGGCGACTGGGGCGCGGCGCTGCAGATTAAGTCCACCGGGGGCGGCTACCTGATCGGCGCGCCGGGGCTGATTACCAACCCGCTCAGCCTGTGGGGAATTCCCGTCGTGCTCAGCAAGGCTATGGCGAGCGG